CTTTCTCAACAACATAGGTACAGTATAACATAATAGGTAGAATTGTCAACCAGCCTGTTGTTTTTAGGCAACAGTAGTACTTTAGTACTCATCTTCGCATATTCGCTTGGTCTATTGCCTCTTCATTAGAGAAAATAGGCACAGCATTACTTTTATGCAAAGTACCAATACCCTTCATAGCAGTACCAGTATAAACATTACCAACAACTGGTTTTGTGGCAGAGCCGCCAGGTGTTACCATACTAGGATATTTTCTAACATCACGACCAGCTGGTATTGTTAATTTTGGTATTGATTTAGGATCGAATGATATTTTTCCCATATTTTTCCTTGAAAAATTTGTTTTCTGATTAGCAATATTATTAACCCAAACCTGATACTCGGCCATTTCTTTTTTTGTTTTGTTTTTCTTTTTAGATTTTTGATAGGTGTAAATTATCATAGTTCAATCACTTTCGCAGGAAAGAAAATATCACCATCATACTCTAATTGTGATTTTTCAAATTCGGTCATAAAGTCATCTTCGACAATATCCCAACCAATAATATCACGGCGAAAATAATTGCTATTTTCTTCAATGTCACCACGAACCGACATAATGATGGCGGTTACAGTATCGGCACTAGGTGGACGATTTGGATTTTTGAATAGAACAAAAAAGTCCTGACCACCTTTGAATTTCCAATATTGTGGGCACTCACCAACTCCGTCCCAATCGTGGGCACCGTAGTTTTCTTGGTCTTGAGTTTCAATATGTAATTTCATAATTTCTCCGAATTAAGCAGTAGCGTTTCTTTTTTCATCCATCATTTCAGAAAGGATGAATTTTGCAACATTCAATTGTTTGCGAATGGTTTCAGGCATTCCGTTGAATTTACCAGAACCAAGCAACTCTTGGCAATCAGATAAAATACCCATCACAACCATTTCATTACCAGACACACTACCAGTCAGGCCTTCCATGTATTGTCTACGAATTTCAGATTCAGACATACCATAGCATTTTTTTTCAAATTCAGTCATTTCATTCTCCAGTGATTTTCCAGTATCCAACAAATATTCTTCAATCGACATTTTTTAACCTTTTCTCAACAACATAGGTATCATTATACAGAAATGGGCAGGAATGTCAAGCATTAATTGGCCGACTGTTGTTTTTCGGCAACAGCAGTAATATGTTTACATTTTCCACGAAAATTGAAACCTGTACAGGTGCAGGTATAATTGTAATCAGAAAGTTCTACAAAATATTCTTTTGTTTTACTTTGGACTTTGAATACTCTAGTATTACTTTTTGCGGGTGTGGATTTGATAAGATTTTGAAGACCAAAATGCTTGGTCTTTACAAAGGTGCGGTACCTTTTATCAATTTTGATTTGTGTTCTTAATACTTGGACGCTATTATCGCTTGATTTTGCATAAGCGATAATTTTAGTGCCGTCAAGTAAATAAGTATGATTGGCATTTGACCCATCGGACCAAACTGTGGTTTCTTTTAAAATTTCTAACATACTGGTAGTGTAACACAGGTAAGCCTGCCTGTCAACCAGCGTGTTGTTTTTTTACAACACTTATCCTTTTAGTAACTGTTGGTTACTTTCGGTCGCCATATCTTCTTCAAATTCAGCGAGTTTTAATTTATTTAATTCCACTTGAACTTTTTCTTTTTCTTCGGAAGTTTTGGTTATGGTTTGTTCCAATTCAGTAATTTTTTGTTTAAGATAATCTTTATAACTCATATTTTTCCTTCTGTTCGGTTCTGAATAAACGCCATGTTGTTTTATCATGGTGTTTTTTTCTACTCTTTGGAGACTCAATATCTTGGTCTTCTTTAAACCTCTTCTTCAAAGGCCTTTTAATCTTTTTACCTGCTAACATTTTAAACTATTAACCTCCTACTCCAAGAAACTATCAGCGATACCCAATTCAATTAATTCTTCTGCGGTCAACCATACATCGGTAGGGCATAACAACTTCGATTTAATTGTTCTGGTTTCTAGTCCAGTATTTTCTTTTAATATTTCAATCATTCTTGTATTTGTAAGTTCTACTTCTTTAAACCTTGATTTAATATCATGGTGTTTACCTTCCATGCCATCAGTATATTGGTGACACATGATACTGGTATTATTTGCAATATATCTTTCACCTTTTGTTCCAGAGGAGAAAATCATAAATGCAGCCGAACAAATAGAACCAATGCCGATAGTTCTAATCGGACATTGTGAGGTTCTCATAATATCAATTAACCCAAGGCTATCGTTTAGATTTCCACCACTTGAATTGATATACATCGTTAATGTTTTCGGACTGTTACCACAAATGAGATTTTCATAAACAATCCATTTGATAGCGTTTTCTATATTTTCTTCTACAATCTCACCAGTTAAAAAATGGACATGACTATTAAGTAATCCAAGACCAATTTTCTCTAATGCGCTTACATCTAAATCAAAATCTTTTTTATTCGTCATCTTTATTATGCCAATCATAAGCTGTTTTTAATATAGACATTATATCATGCTTAGGATGGTAATTCAAGACTTCTGTGGCAAGATTAATATCGGCAACTAAACTATCGGCATCACCTGGTCTTCTAGGGTTAACGGTATAATTTACCTTTTGCCCTGTTACTTCTTCTAATTTAGAAATTATTTGTAAAATAGAAAAACCCTGACCTGTGCCAAGATTCAAAGTGATGGATTTACCACCATTGAGTAAATATTCAGATGCCTTATTATGAGCACCTGCAATATCGGTAACATGCACATAATCCCTAACACAAGTTCCATCTGGTGTATTATAGTCATCACCATTTATCTGAAAGTTATTTAGATTTTGTATCAACCTTGGAATCAAGTGTGTTTCAGGTTCGTGTTCTTCACCGAATTCACCTTCAGGATCGGCACCAGTCAAATTGAAATAACGAGAAATGACATAATTCAAACCTGATGCTTTAATTGCGGCTTCGGCACAGAGTTTAGAATTGCCATAAGGTGAATTATCAAACTTTGGATCATCTTCTTTAAGTGGTGTATTTGATGCCTGATAAACGGCTGCGGTTGATGAAAATACAATATTTTTCACACCATGTTTAACCATTGCATTAATAACATTACAAGTACCACCTGTATTTACAGAATAGAATTCAGTTGGTTCTTTAAATGAGACACCGGCTTCAATACGAGCAGCAAGGTGAAATACAACATCAAATTGTATACGAGAAAATAAATCATCAACATCATCTATATTACGAACATCCGCATAATGCATGATATCGAGGTATTGATTCATTGTGTGTCGTTTGTGTCCTAGACCAACAACTTTCCATCCAGACTTTTTAAGTGATTTAGCTAAATGCGAACCAAGGTAGCCCGCAGCGCCTGTAATAAGTGCAGTTTTCATATTAAGTGATTATTGATATACCAGGTCCAACAGAAATGAATTGTTGTCCTGTTTGCCAAGGAAAGACTCCTTGGTATTTTTCAGAATTGATTTTGTTACCTTCAATAAAGAATTCTTCGTTTACTGAATTTTCATTTCCATCAAGTCTGTAATTTGAAGTATATTCATTCGTGCAATCGTATCTATTAAAATATTTTTTTATCGCACCAAAGAACTGTCTATCTGCTCCCCATTGGCCATACCAATGGTGCCCAACGTGAATAGCAACATCACGGCGTACGGCAAAACATGAAACATGATGTGTCAATGTGGTGTACTTCAGGATCAAAGTATACAGGCCATCTTCCAAGGCTTTCACAATTGTCCTCACATATAAATTTTCCATTTTTATCAACTACCTTTCTTAGGGAATAAACCCAATTATTACCTTCTTGTATCTTCTTAACAACCGATTCAACATGATTAGGATCTAAAAAATTATCCTCATCAAGGTAACAAATAATGTCTGCATTGACCAAGAATGAACAGGCAGCATAGACTCTATGTCCGTACCAACCTTTACCAACATTCTCTTCCAATTCAATCATTCTGGTTCTAGATGAACCGACAAGTATTTCCCTTGCTTTTGGTTCATATTGACAACCATCAATAAAAATGTAATGGGTCAAATCTTCATATGTTTGTTTATCAACCGAATCAATGCATTTTGCTAAATGTTCGGATGCAATAGTGGGAGTTACAACGGCAACTTTCATGGTATATTAATATCAGGATATGCTTCTTTAATAATTCTTGGTGTGAGATATTTCACACCAAGGTCTTTTTTCGTAATCGCTTTAACTAGAAGTTCAGCTTCATCTTTATGTAAAGATTCTAAAGTTGATGTTAGCAAAGATTTTTTTCTTTTCTCATCAAGGACTGCACCTTCAAGTTTTGGATGACCTAGTATGAACCGATACAATTTAGGAACTTCAATATCCAGATATGTGTAGTTCAATCCTGCAGGTTCAATCGCAGGTCGATATTGTGGAATTTCAACCTGAAATATAAACTCAGGATTGTAGACCATTGCTAAGAATGACCTAAATCTTGGATGGTCATTTTTTCGCAACACGGCAATTTTATCTGCACGGGTAGGTGCAGTATCAAACTCTGCCAAAATTTCGGAGTATAATTTAGCTTCCATTAGAATTCATCAATCACTTCAATTAAGTTTTTAAGGCGGTTCGCAATCATGTAATTCATAAACTCTTGTCTAGTTTTACCTTTTGCGGCCTCATAGGTATCTAGTATAGATGTTTTGAGTGTTTCTGGTATTTTTGTAAGGTCTATCAACATTTCGTTACGTTTGAAATTACGCAACATTTCATCGGTACAAAATTCTTCTGGTGACTGGTTCATCCAATTAATAATCTTCGCCTCTGTAATAGGTTTCTGTCTTGCACCTTCAACAAAGGTATCATCTTTACTTAGAATGTTTGGAATGCCGTCACTCTTATCACCACGAATAATTAACTGTTTTAATTGAGCCGCAGGTAAAGGTTCTTTGATGTTCTTTTTAAGAATAGGTGAATACTGTTCAACATTAGGGAACTTTTGCAATTGTGCAAAGTCTTTATCAGAGGACAGAATCATC